TACTGGATCATTAATTTCACCGTGATTAATAAATATAGTTGTTAATTCTCCATTAGAGGAACCTGAGAAAAATTGTAATTGCCCCTCTCCACTAGGAACATTAAATGTAATTTCTGAACTAATAGTAGTGTACGATACTATATTCACAATGCTACCACTTGGGTCTATAGTTTCTCCGTTAAGTTTTAAACCAAAGTTTACTTGTCCACTTATTACATTTTCAAAAAAATCAGTTTGTGGCTGCATTTGACTATACCAATCACCACATAACCCACCAGTTAAACAAGAATTTTGTGTATTAGTTAGAACAGATCCAGAAGCAAGATATGTAGTATTATCAATTGCAGTTGCGCAGAATAACCTTGGAGGATCAAATTTGCTAAGAACAATACTTTGACTATTTCCACTACACTCAGTATAGTAAATATATGTATCATCACCTTCAACAGAAGGAGGACTTACAGACCAAGCATTACAAGTTGTTGGTGAAGGAGTGGTTGTTGTTGATGTAGTTGATGACGATGTTGATGTTGATGTACTAGTTGATGACGATGTTGTTGTAGATGTTGTTGTAGATGTAGATGTTGTTGTAGATGTTGTTGTAGATGTAGATGTTGTTGTAGATGTTGTTGTACTAGTTGATGGTGTTACACCAATTGTTGCAACATAGGAATTAATACATGATGATGAACCTGCAGAAGTTACTTTAATTTTTGTTGTGCCATCTGGAACAGTTGATGTATATCCTGCTTCTAGTACTGTTTTATTTATACCTAATACAATTGTTGTAAAAGTTATGCCATCAGGACTTGCGTATAAATCAAACAATGGACCTGCATCACTTCCTACTCCTGATAATGTCATTAATACTGTCATTATTATATATTTTTTATTTTTTTTTTTATTAAAAAGATCTTATAGGACGAAATTGAGCTGCCTGACTCTTCACTTGTGTAACAGCAATTCCGTTGCTAAAAGGAATCATATATGCACGTGTGCTATCTTGTTGAGTAGAACTCCAATAATCTACAGAAGAAAACCCTCCAATTGCAACTCTATTTAAATATAATTTATATAATTCACCTTGACTTGGTAAATACCAATCGTTATAAATTCCGTATACTTTTGCTAAACAAGAAACTGCTGCTGCGCCTGAATTTGGACAACCATTTTCTATAGCTATACTGTTTGATAATCCTGTTCCTAGTGCAGAACCTTCTGCTTGAAAAATATCTAATCCCTCGCATCCCCAAACAGCTTGATTAAATTCAGAAGGAGAAGCTACAAGCCCATGACACTCTCCTGGTACATATCCAGGATCACCTGGTTTTAAAATATAAGCAATGATACCGCCTAAAGCTGATTGACCTATTGTGTAAGCAGCACAAGGATCTGCAGTAGTTGTAGTGGTTGTTGTTGATGATGTTGAAGTTGTACTAGTAGAAGTGGTGGTTGTTGTGCTAGTTATTTCTTCAGCATTTAAAATAAATGAACAATTTAATATAGTAGTTGTGCTAGTAGTTGTGCTTGTTGATGTTGATGTAGATGTTGTACAAGATGCAGCAATAAGAGGCCCTGCAATAAAATCAAAATCATCACAACATCCATTAATACCAGAATAGAAGAAATTGTTTTCTGCTATGTACCAATTAGGAATATAACTATGAAAAGAGATCCAGCTTTTAGTATTTACATTAAATGAAAGAGTCCAAGACTTATTACAGAAATATTCTGAATCTTTTAAACTTACAACTGTTCTAGAATAAACACCATCGCCTATTGGTGTTTCTGTGTAGAAATCTTTTGTTACAGGATCATATTTGATATCTGAACTTAATGGAATATAATCTAACTTAGTTAGTATCACTCTATCAAACTTACTATCATATACACCATGTAATCCTATACCATTGAAATTGTTATCTGTATCTACACCTTTTATTAATACTTTTTTACCATCTATTAGTTCTGTATGATCTGGAAAATATCTAAGTATTTCAAAAGCTAAATGGTCTGTAAAGAATCTATTCATTCCAGAACCAAATGCAGATAAATCTTCCACCTGTGTTCCTTGTATAAGAAATACTTGTCCTCTCTTAGCATCAACTGTTAGTTGTCCTTGAGGAATCTTCAATAACATTTTATTTTGACTTCCTACATATCCAAGATCTGTTTCTGCAAAATCAATAGGAGGGGCTCCTTTAAACATATTAGGATTACCTACATACGCAGCTTGTGGATTACTTGTATCAATTGTAAGGAGGTTGTTATACATTAATGTTTTATTCTCAAACCTAGCTAATACAGCTTTGTTTTGAATACCATCTAATGATACAAGCTTACCATAATTTTGAGGAAAATCAAAAGCTGCAATAGGACGATATATTAACCAACTGTTCACTCTATTATCAGCGTTAACACTTTGTGCTTCAGAATATATTGCTCTGAAGGGATAGTTTGTATAACATAATTTATCTTCCCAATCTGGAGGAAGGTGTGAGAAAAAGTTTTCCTTATTCTGTTTAGAGAATGTTACATTGTAATAATATGTATTGTCTTGAAGAATTGTAACATTACTTTCTTGTAACCAATCATCAGGAATATCTGTACTCACATGAGGCCAGAAATCACCTTCTTTATTATTAAATGCTTGTCTAAGATCTGTATTATAAGATGTTTCACAATAAAAGTTTGGAATACCATATGCAAATAGATACATTTTACCATCGTAGAAAGTTCTTCCAGAGTTTGAAAGTCCTCCTAAAGTTTTTTCTTGACTGTTTGGACACTCAAGGTTATGTGCTTTTATAGATATAAAGTTTGTAAGACTAACAGCTTGTACAGTTTGAGTAATCAAAATAGATCTTGCAGAGTGCCAGTATTTAGGATAGGCAACATTACCAATCTCATCAAAGAATATATCTGAATCATCAGGAGCATTCACTCTATTGTCTATAAAGAAAGGGAGCTTTGTTTTAAATGCAAATCTGCTGATGAATGTATCACCACCAAAAAAGATTTCTGATTCACTGTTTGGTATATTAATTAAGCTTCTTTGGAATCCTGTATCTAATGTTTCATAAGAATACATTTGTCCCCATTGACCAACTGCTATATTCTTTATAGATGCATAATAAGAAACTACAGATATTGGTTTTTGTTCTTCTGGAAGAACTTTATTGCATCCATAATCCGATAGTGAAAATCTTGATTCATCACTTAGTCCTCCTGGAGCAATACTTGGTGTTTTATCTGGAAAAGGTAGTGGAGTTATTGATTCTTTTGTTTTTAAATAAACAGAAGATTCTCTATTCCAATTATTCACAACATGGTTGTCTCCTACTGATTGTACACCAGGAATTATATATCGTGCAATATCTAATGGTCTTTGTTTAATGCCAAGATTGTTTTCTATTATATCGTTATAATTATAATCCGCTATAGAGTTGTATGAATAAGCATAATTTCTTCTTGTTATTCCATTTACATATATTGTAAGATAGGATTGGTATGCAGTAAATAAAGCGGTTGCATTAAATGGATTAGATGCTATATTTGAAGAACTTTCTAATGCATCTTGTTGAGCTTCTTTTGTAAGAAGTCTATACATTGCATTATTTTTCACTTGTGTATAATGAGCACGTCCTGCTCCAAATATAACATTCTCAAGTTTTAAATAATCTCCTAAGAATGGTTGTCCGAAAGATGTTTCAGGTGAATTAAACACATGTCTATATTTAGAACCATCTTCTTCAAATCCTTTTAATGGTAATGGAGTACACACACCATATCCTACAGATGAAATTTTTTCAATTGTTATTTCTCCTGGTGCATCGTTTCCTCCAGCTACATATGGAGGAGTTATAGATCTAATATATATTGTACCCGAAACATCCGTAATAACTGTAATTTGTGCATCAAACGTACCAGTAGTTATAGGTGCATTTGGACAAAGTGTAGGATTATCATTACAAAAATCACAATTAGGAGAACTTTCGTCAGGAGTTAGTCCAAAAGGTTGTATAAATGATATAACCTTTATAGTAAGAAACCCAGTAAGTGAAACTGAATATCTATCATATGTATTTGCATACATACAGGCTTTACCGAATGTAATTATAGGAAGGTTAATAGCACAGAATGTTACAGTTTCTCCAGCTGTTATTGTTTCCACTATAAGAATTTCAGAAGAACAATCTGAATATTCATATGTACTGTCTTCAATTGCTGTTATTGTAAAACTTCTACACGTATCATTTGCAGTAGATGCAATTGCAGCATTTGCTGTAAAAGCATTTGACTTATCTAATATAAAAGGATCTTCTCTAAGATCGTTATATGGATAGTTTGGATAGTAGTAGTCTGTTCCTTCTCTGTTATACTTTCCTACATTTCTTAAGATCCCTTTAGCAACAATAGATTTGTTTGTTCCTCTATCCCCTCTTACAATCTTATATGCAACAATATCATCTTTTTGTTCTTGTGTAAGATTTGATGTTTCTATTAACGTTGCTATTTGAGTTGAACCTATCCTAACACCAATTGGGAATACAGCATCATTACCCATCACCATACTTCCTGATGATGTAAAAAGTTTAGATTCAAATGCTGGACTTACAGCAATATCTGGAAACTTATAATGTCTTATTGGTTTTCCAGATAACTCTCCCCAAACAGCTTCATTGCAAGGATAGAGTTCTGTTGATTCCCAATATGCAAATCTTCCATATTCCCATGGGCCTTTATAATCTATTGCTAAGGATTTTGAAGGAGATTCTCCTATTGCATCTGCTGTGTTATATATCTTCCAGTAAGGACTAGTGTTTGTTTCAGGATCTGGTTCTCCAATAAAATCTGCATTAGTTGGTGATACAGGAACTAAATCAGTAGAAATAGCTTTTCTTCCTGGAATATGAAATCCATCCGTTTGTTTTCCATTATTTAATAAGAATACAATTTCAAATGCATACACTTCATCACGTAGATACCCACGTAGATTTGTAGCATTCAACTCATCTGCATAGTTTTCTGTAGCAGGGATTCTATAAGTTTCCCATAACAAATTAATTTGATTTGCTATTGATTGATAATTAATTCTATCTATAGATGTAAGTCCATCCCATACAAGAACATCTTGTACAGCTGTTAGATCTTCTGCTACATCATAATATGGGAACTTCTCAAATATATCATTTATTGATAAACGAATGTTGTCATTCATCTGTCCTGTGTAAGTTATATTTAAAGATGTTTCGTCTATAAAATATGTTCCAATTAATTCTACAGATGTAACCGTATTAACTGTTTTAATTACAGCTAGATTGAAATATTGAAACTGTCCTGTAGCATCAAGATTGCTAACATTAACCACAATAGACTTACCCACTTGATAATTAAAATTAGGAGTGGTCAATTGAGGGTTAGCAATAGGAGTGGGATTTGTTACAGAATAATATGAAGTGTAAGGATTACCAGATGCATCCGTATATTGTGCTGCAAACTGATATGTACCAGCAAGAAGAGAACCTCCTGTGGTAATATCTACAATAGAAAGATTTGGAATATTAAAATTAGGTTGTAGCTTTAATTGATTACAATCTAATTCAGTTGTATATGTAGGATTACAAAGATCTGAATTAGGAGCTAGTAAATAAGGAACATCATTAATGTCTAGATATCTTCTAGGATTGAATCCATCTGTCCAATATATCTCTGTTGTACAATTAGTAATCCTATGTACAGTTTTATGAATAGGATGATCTACATTAAAGTTAAGACACAATGCACTAACTAGTGTATTATAAACACAATCATTGTTATCCATATATCCTATTTCACTATCTCCTGTATTAGGATTGGTAAGAAAGAATATATGTTTACTTTGCTCATTAATAAAATGTGTTCCTATCAATACATATTCTTCAGGAAATTGTAAACATAGTTCATTCCCTTGTTCATTCTGATAGTTGACAGAGGAAGAATCAAAGTTTTCTAAAGCAGCATTCAGGGCATACGTGAGAGTGCCCTGTTTAATTTGATTCAATGTGTTATCTAGGTTTAACCCTATATTAGCACTATTAAGCTCTTGTTTAATATTTCCTTGTGATTGTTCTTCAGCCATAATATATATTAATTGTTACGTCTTCTACCATATCTACTAGTAGGAAGTTCGTACATATTAAATCTATTTAAATCATTTTTGATTTTTCTTTGTTTCTCCCAAGCAGTTTCCTTCTTAACTTCTATCATTGCCATAATGAAAGCTTCTTCATAGGCTTGCTTATGATACATCAGTTTCTGTTGTAACTGATTAAATGTTTCATCAACAGTTTGGTTCGTAAGAGTTTCAAACACTTTAAATTTAAGGAATGCTTCTACATATTCTCTTATACGATAGTTATCAGGAATCAATTGATTTCCTATTTCATCATACTCTGTAGCATAGAATATTAAATGTACAACACCATTTCTAAAATTAGTAACAAACTTATTATCTCTAATATCAAATGAATCAATACTAGCAGAACCAGGAGTAAAGTTATTTGTATAAGATACATCACAATTCTTTCTTGCAGAAATGCTTCCAGGCTTAAGTAAGTAGTTATGAGTAAATCCTCTAGCTACACTATTAGTTGTTTTATATACAGCTTGTATCAATACAGGCATACAGTTTCCCTCACATCCTGGATCTTGACATCCTCCATTATTACATTGTGTTCCACCAATAGTTAATGGAGACACTTGTATAGTTGATTCAGAAACTGCTTGTGAATAAAATGAACTAGCTGATTGATATGGATAGTTAGCCACTTCTGTAGTCATCCAAGCTTCTCTAACAGCATAAAAGTTATCAGGAAGTCTAGCTTCAAAGTCTTCTACAAAAAGAACCTCATCAGTAATTACATAAGTTGTTCTTCCTAACTTCTTTAGAGATTTATCTAAATAGGTAGGAAATAAAAGATCATCTACTGCACCAGTATCAAAATAGCTTTTCAGCTCTTCTTTAACAGTTGAGTAAACAGGTTCTGGACTTACGAAAGCATATTTATAGTAGTAGCTCATAATTTATTATTTTTTCCACTCGTGATATAAATGTTGGTACTTATCGTTGGTCTTTAAGTAATGTGATAATAGTCTTGATGTGAGTCTTGAAGGTTTGAAATACCAAAGGTCAGAATTCTTAAAGCGTGCTGCTTGTTTAAACCACATCCATCCAAAGAAATATCCTTCTGTATGATAGTTAAAATTATATATAACCTTTCCTTTCTCTTTAGTCTTTTGCCAGTCAATAGGTAAGTTGATAAACTCTTTCCCATCTATACCTTTCATCTTCCTTCTTTTCTTCTTGTTGATAGAGAACTCTCCAAAACCATAAGGTAGTCTTGCTTTTTCACCAGTCTCTAATATGTATTCTTTGAAGAATTCATTATATGTATATATAATGTTTCTCCATTCATCGTATGTAAGTTTAATAGATGGATGATTTTTACAAAATAAATTGTAATTATCTTTACTAGAAGATCTCCAGTCCACTTTAACTCTACTCATTAATTAGTTGATTTTGAATTTGGAGCTTGTCCATCTATTCCTTCTTGAGTTATATCTGTCTTAATTTGGAAGTAAGTAGATAATAGTTTCTTAGATGTTAACTCAAGGACTTGTTGTTCTAAGTATCCAGGAAGGGGAAACTCTTTATCTAAAGGGTTCATGCATAATTGCTCATTTGTATATTCAGAAGGTCCACATCCAAATTCTGGATACATGATGTTGTTATCTACATCTTCTTCAAAAAATGCTACAAATCTAACTGCTTTAAGAAGTGGATTACTTACATATAAATATCCATTAGATATCCAGAAGTATTCTTCTTTTTTAATTACAGGAAGTTTCAAAAGATTAATATATCTATTAACTGTAATTTCTTTTAGTTTTCTTCCCTTTCCACTCATTGCATTAATAGAATAAACTCCCTGTATAACATACTGATAGTTTCCTTCAGATATGCGTGGAAGTTTAAATCTAGTTCTTGCAACAGAACAAGGATCCACATAGTCACAACATTCAGAAATAGGAACTTCAATCATTTCCAAACAAGGAATTGTTGTGAAAATAGTATCGGTTTGCCACAATTTACGTAGATTTAATTCTCTTTTCATAAGTAATAGAGAATTATTTCTAATTTCACTAGCTATTGTGCGATCTGTTATTAAAGAATCAGTTGACAATATCTTATGCATTCCACGAGTGTCACTAATTAATTTTCTGAGTGTTGACATTTTCTTTATATTTATTTAAATAACTTAATGTGCTACTTACAGTTTCTATATTATCTTTAAGATATCCTAATGCTAAATTACAATTTCTACATAATAATCCTCTTACTAGTTTAGTAGTATGACAATGATCCACTACTAAATTATAATTTAAATCATCCTGAGATATTTTACATATATCACAACTATTATTTTGTTTTAATAATAGTTCTTCATACTCATCTATGGATATTCCATATTTATATTTATAAGCTGTATTTCTATAACTTTTTGTATTCTTTTCTCTTCTTGTTTTAGAATAAATTGCTTTTTTTTCTTTATTATTTTGATAATAAAGATTATTTTTTTCTCTGTGTATTTTTAATTGCTCTTCTGTTTTAGGATTTTTTCTTCTGACTTCTTTTCTATAAATACTGTGACATTTTTTACAACTATAGAAAAATTTATCTTTTGATTTTGGGTCTTTGTGATAATCAGTAATAGGTAACAACTGTTTACAAGTTTTACAAGTTTTACAAGTTTTTAAATTATTATTTTCCATTAAAACCAGATAGGTATCGATACTATATTTTTATCTGTTTTATCAACTACTTCTAGTAACGCACCTGCATTAGAAGAACCATAATTATGTTCTATCCAGTTAGAACCACCACATATAGATGGTACATTAATATATCTACCTGATTTACCCATATTAACTGAGTAAGCATGTAAGTCACCTTTAACTGTTGATATGTATTTAGTTGTTAGATTTTTAGAATAATCTAATAACCATAGATCAACTTTTTCATTTAGATTCAATGGAAATCCAAACTTCATATATTTCTCATCTTTACCATGTGTAAGTAAAATACTATGATCCCCCCATACATATGAATCTATAAACTTATCTTGGTTGACAATTGTTATATTATCGTATCTAGCATCTAAATAAAACTCCAATGCCTTATTCACTATGTATGAGTAATCATTACCTGAGTGATTTGAATTATTTATGTTTATTATATTAACCTCTTGAAAAAGACCAGAAGTCATTACTGTATCATAAAATATTTTTCTAGCAGAAGTATAAATATTAAACTGTTCTTTGTTTGATAAAGATTCTAATGCATGTCCACCTCTTGTAGTTTGTTTATTAAAACCATCTAGTTCATCTCCAAGATTAACTATAAATAATGTATCTATTACATAATCCAATGATATAATCTGTTTAGCTAGTTCTTTTAAACGATTATGATATATATCTCCTGTATATGGGTTTCCAAATAAAGAGTCTTTAAAATCAATCCCAGTATGATCATCTGCTATATATACAAATAATGCTTTATCAGAGTCACGATATTTCACTTTTCCAGAAAACTTTTCTGTTGTTGAGAAAATTTCTCTTATATCTTCAGTTAAGTCTTTTCGTATAATATCATCATCTGATATTAACTTACTAAAGATGGAAGAAGTAAACTTCCCACTTGGTAACATCTTAGACCAGTAGTTGGTAATAATGTATTTGTCTAAATTTATTTTGTGTAATGCTGCTAGTTCAATATCATCCTTTGGATCAAAGTCACTAGTGATAGTGCTTTCTATTGTACCCTTCTCAACATTTACCTTTCTGCATTCTTCTATATTATTAGTTTTAGATAGAAGCACAGTTGCTTCACTATCATCTTTCTCTCTAAGTTCTTTTAGAAGTTCGTTCACTTCATTTTCACTTATTCCTAATCTCTCTGCATAGAACTTTTTACTTTTCTTTTGCTTCAACAACTCTTCTAACTTGAATAATAAATCTTGATTCTCAGTCATATTTAGTTTAGTTTACTTAAAATTAGGGTAAAGATAAAAATAGTTTTCTTACTATGCAAATAAATTTAATCAAACAGGTTATTCTTTATAACTAAAATAGTTATAAAACAAAAACTCCCCAAGAATATCTTTAGCAATATGTAACACGATCTATATAAAAATTACTAATGTAACTTTTTACTACTTTAAAAAAATCAATAGATATAGAATGACAGAACTTATTACTTTTTTTTAAATTTTCAGTTTTATGTAATAGTTGCAAGTTATCTAAATTATTTATTATATTAACAGGAGTATCTTTTAAAAACCAAGATACTGGTATCTTATGATCAATTTGATAGTCTTTAGGTATAATGCCAAACTTTTTAATAAAACAATGTTTTGTCCAACCTAAGTAATCTTTAGATTTTTTAAGTTTCTCTTCATCTTTATATTTTAAAGTTCTGTGAACTAATTTATTTATTCTTCTAATTGTAACTGTATCGTTTACTCCTTTATCTATTTTTATACTTTTATATTTATCAATATATTTATGTTTATTTTTTAAACCGTATTCTTTTAAATAAAGTTTACGTTCCTCTGTTATAACTCTTTTATATAAAGTATGGTATTCTTTTCTATTATAATTTTTATTTTTATAATATACCTTTCTACAGTCACGACAATATCCATCTAAACCATCTTTAGACGATGCTTTTTTACCAAAATCATTTAGCTCTTTTTTAATTTTACAATTTGTACATTCTTTCATAGTTATAATTATATTAAAAAATCCCCAGCATATTTAATACTGGGGACTTAGTTTCAGTAATTAAACCAACAAAATTACTGAATTTAATCTAAGAAAACCAACAAACTCAGATTTTTTTTTATATTATTATGCTGTTATTCCTTTATCTACTATAGTCCAATTATCTAGAGTTGCTTCTAATGTTATTCTATCAGTAATTGATATAATTTACTTGTTTAGTCTTTTATTAATCGAACTGAGTAACCGAGTATCTTACTAACGCTGAGTCTGAAAGCATTGCCGCTGCTGTAAGCCATGAAGCGGGCCCATACGTTTGTTGTATTGGACTCTGACGAACTCCACCAGAACCCGACGCTGCCAACGTTGATGAATGGTCCACTGGAGCTGCGAACCCCTCCTGGTAAACCTGAAAAACCACTTGAGTTGGTAGCGCCTGAGTTAGGGTCTTGCCATAAACCAGTTCCTGCTTCTATTGTTCCAGTTGTTTTCATTTTTCCACCAGCAACACTCTCTCCTCCTAAACAAGTATTAGTTAAAGTGCTCCATTCAGCGTCAGTAGGAACGTGGTAGCCAGTAGGTGCTAATCCTCTAGCATCATTTACTGCATACCAATTGTAAAGTTTACCATAAATAGGTCCATTGGCTGAATTGTTTGCATAATAACACCAGGCACCTATTCCTGCATTACCTTTAGCTATCCAATCTGCATCAGTAGTTGCTTGTGGAATTTCTGTACCATCTCTGTAAGTAGTAACATCGAGGTTCTTTGTAGTCCATACTTGATCGCAAATCTGTATTGTTCCTTCAGGTATTGGAGGTATTACATTTTTTTTCAACCCGTATATTTGAAATGCTGTTCTGTTCATAATTATAGGTTTCCTGTTGATATGAATGTGTTTGCTGCTATCATTCTTTTTAATGTAAAACTTAGACCGCCTGCCATTGTTGTACCTGCCGCATTGTTTAATGTATTACCTGTAGAAACAACTGTTAATGTTACACCAATCAAGGTAACAAATGTACATTCAAATCCATTTGCAAGTCCTGTTGGTATTGTTAGTGTTGTAGACGCTGTGAATATAACAATACCTCCACTATCTGTATTTCCTAGTAGATATGGTCCTGCTGTTTCAACTACTAATCTGTTGTTTACATATCCTTTATCTACTAATGTTCTATCATCATAACTTAATGATAGATCTGTTAGATATTTAATTCTTACATTAGAAATAAAAGCGTTTCCTGATGTTGTACTCATTTGAACACCTCCACTAGCATTTCCAAACGTATTAGCTGATGAATAAGAACCATATCCATACTGGTAATAAAAATTACCTCCATTTTGCGCTCTGAAACCAATAGTCCCATTACTTTGAACAGTTCGAAGTGCATCATCATAATACGCACCAGTTCCACCTTGTACTTTAACAACTCCACCAGTTGTGTTGTTTTGTATATCATTCCCTGTCTTAGTCCAATAATTGGAATTAGTTATACCTAAATTTACCGCGTCAACTGTAGGGAACTTAGTTCCTGTACCATCTACCGCTAATGAGTTTTGTTTGTTTACAGAGTTTTCTTTATTAGTAAATGTAACAAAGGCTTCTTTAGTTATGTAACCATCAACAAGATTTGTTGCTGCTGATATACCTATGGTTCCAGTTGTTGTTATAGTTCCACCTGTAAGTGGAGCACTTGCAGTTATAGGTGTAAGACTACCTGGAGGCCCTTGTTCCCCTGGTACACCTTGTTCTCCTTGTTGACCTTGAGCTCCCTGAGAAGCTAGTAATGCCCAATGTGTTGTATCTAAATCTGGAGGAGTTGTTTCTGAAGTAGGAAGTATACAGAACCAAGAAGCTCCATCATATCCAACAGCATCATCTGCAACATAGGATGTTCCAGACGCCCATGCACCTTGCCACTCTAATCCAGCAGGACCTACAGCACCATCTACTCCAGAAGGTCCTTGAACACCTTGAATTCCTTGAATTCCTTGATCCCCTTTATCACCTTTAACACCTTTAATGCCTTGAATCCCTTGTTCTCCCTGAACCCCTTGCTCACCTTGAGGTCCTTCAGGTCCTGTTAGTCCTATAGTTCCTTGTGCACCAGTTGGACCTGTAGCTCCTACTGCTCCATTTGATCCTGCTTGTCCTTGTGCTCCTTGTGAAGCTAATAGTGCCCAGTTTGTTGTATCTAAATCTGGAGTTGTAGTTCCAGATGTGGGTAATATACAAAACCAAGACGCTCCATTATAACCTACTGCATCATCTTCTACATAAGATGTTCCTGATGTCCATATTCCTTTCCAGTTTAAACCTGCAGGTCCAACAGGTCCTAATAATCCTTGATCTCCTTGAACACCTTGAGCTCCTGTTGGTCCTGTTGCACCTGTTTCTCCCTGAATACCAATTAGACCTTGAGTCCCTTGGGGTCCTTGAATACCTTGTACTCCTTGAGGACCTTGAGGTCCTGTACTACTATTACTACCTGAGTTATATGTTACATTAGTTAAATTTCCTAATTGTTTAGAAATAAATGATAAAAGATTTTCTTCTGCTCCCCAGCCTATTTCTCTATTTGGTGTTGCCATTTTTTTATATTTTATATAATTAAACTACAGTGGTGGTTGTAGTGGTTGTTGTGATATTTCTACCTGTAACTTTTATTAATTGTTCTATCTGTTTAGAAATATTAGAAAGCAATTTAACTTTCTGACTTTGACCTATTTGTTGTGAATTTGCTCTCATTTTTTAAATTTTAAGTAATAAAATATATATTCTTATTATATACAAAGTTAACTATTTTAATATTAAATTGTATTAGTTAAATTATACAATGCTTCTTTTAATATAAGAATCTCATTATCCATAATTTCTAAAGCTTCAGTTAATATTGTATTTGTTTGTATTCCTGAACCAGGAAGATTAGGACCAGCATAGTAAATATCATCTGTAGAGATACAAGGATCTTCACAGTTACAAGATTTTCTTTGTGGGATAGGTGGGTAATGCGACATATTTATACTGGTCTATATTGAATATAATAAAGTGCAAGTCCTGGTTGATAATTGTTATGGGATTGATCTTGTCCAGCAGGATCATTAGTAACAAAAACATTTTGTCCTGGTACTCCTGGTGGTTGTGTTCCTTTTAATCCTGTCATATCGGTACTAGTAGGAGGTGATGTTCCTGCTTGCTGTCCACTTCCATTAGGTCGATCGTAAGTCTTAATATTAAAACTTTGAGCATCTATATTGTGAAAATGTCCTGGATCATTAATTGTAACTGTAGTTTCATGTGTATGTGCAGGAATTTGTGGTAATTCTAATGTTATTGTATTCTTTCCTGGTGTAAGTCCATAAGTGTATACAGGATTACCATTAACTCCAGGATTTGTTTGTGGTGGAAACTCAATAGTACTTGGTGTGTTTGTTGCTCCTACAGGAACTCTTCCTCTTAAATCTGGTGTACCATTATCTCCATTACACATAAACACTCTAGCCCAATATCCTGTACCTACTCCTTCACTATCAAATGTATCATTTACAGTGGGATAACCAGTAGTAGGACCATAATAAGGAACAACAGCATAAGGAAGCATTTTATCACTAGCTAATGTTACTACTGGAATTGAACTAGTACATGTTTCAAGTAAACAACAAAACTCAGATTTTTGTACATATAATGATAAATTATCTAATACAGAGGTGAGAGATGTAATTAAAGATTCTTCAACTACTAATAAAGAATCATTAGTATTAATTCCTAACGAAGGGGCATTAGCTCCTGTATATTTAACACATTCATCTAAAAAAGTTTCGGTACAAGCCATATTATATTTATTTTTATTTTGTTAGTCTTCTATTAATCTTACCTCATGTTACACTCTCTTGCCTCTTAATCAGGGTTGCATGCAGTTGTGATGTCACAACCTACTGTTAATCTTATCACCTTACTAACAATCTTATCCATACAACAATCATCTAAATAATCAGGATTACATTCTTTGTATGTAAGAATTGTTTTATACGCCAAAAGTTGAATCATTGCTCCAGCAGGAACAACTTGATTCAACATAAATACAACATTGTTATATAGACCATTAGCATATTCTGCTAATTTACAATCTATCTTTTTTAATAAATCAGGAATGTCTGCACATTCAGGACAATTAGTTAATCTAGGTGTTAACATATTTATTGTTTTTTAGCTGCGCACGTAGCGCATAATCCATTCTTCAACTGACATCCACACCCCACATTTGCTTGACAATTTGAACATTGTGCCATAATTAATTAAAGTTTATTTGGTAGTTGTTACCTGAACAACCACAGTTAGATTTTAAAAAGTTGTTTAGCATATTATCTGCTTGAGTATACAATTTATTTGCTTCATATTCTGCACAGTTGTTACCTGCAGCAATTGATCCTTGTATAAAAAAGTTGATTGAGTTTAATGTAACACTAGATTGTGTTTTAATTGCACCATCGCATTCCATTAAATCTAATTGAAGAAAAGCTCTGTTAAACTTTTCTTGTATTTTCTCTGTACGCATTATTGTTTTTTCTACATAATTTACATTTGCAGGTGATACAGAGTAACGTAATCTATATATTCCATCAGGTAGAGGTTGTTCGCTACCCACTTCAGTAATCCCAAGATTTGCAGTGGTGTATAAATTAAATGCATTCACATCAAATGGTAATATTGTATTACCAAATCCAGGAACAGTTATCTTTATAGATGGACTAGAAACATTTGGTGGATCTGTTGGATAGGTTGAAGCGTCCATCACTCCAAGTGAAAATGTACTATATGTAGGTATTACAAGTATATCTAATTTTAAATCTGCCATGAGTTTGTTTTTGAAGGTTAATAAAAAGGGGAGAGAGTGTTTTTACTCATCTCCCCTTGATACTAGGAATTTATTATTCTAATTATCCTTAAGGAACGTTACCTGAAGGTGGTATGATTGTACAACTATTATCATTTGCAACAGTTCCTAAAGCAGCTTCTAAGATTGCTTGAAATCCAGCAGTAAGATCAGAACCACCTTGAGGAATAGCAATAATCACTGTAGAATCTTCTTGGATATAATCACCCCATTGGTAAGCAGATTTATCATACTCATTGAATTTGATATAGAATGAGTTATAAGTTTTACCAGCAGAAACATAAGACTCAAAGTTCTCATTGTAACCGTTCATTCTGTAAAGGTGTTTCAAGTAACCAGCTTGGTAGCTATAGAAGTTTTTCTCCAATTGGATAAATTCTGCAGCTTGTCCTGTAGCATAAGAAGAACGTTGAGTGATGGTAGCATCAGCAACAATGTTACAAGAATCTGCAACAATAAAGTCAGCAGTAGTAGCTGGACCAGCATATACAAAAGTTCTGAAAGACATTCTGTCATACTCAAAAGGGAACGCAGCAATATCACATGGTTGTCCATATGCAGTTAAAGGTTTTCCTGTGATACGTAAAGTATTTCCACCTACATTTGTAAATGTGTAGAATTTACTTAAACTAATGTTATCAGGATTAGTACCAGGAGCAGTTGCATTTAATTTTGCAATCAACTGGTTGATCAATTCGTTAGGATCAATATTAGTACATGGATCATCACCACAATCACAACAAGGTGCTTGAATAGTTACTGAACGTGTAAATCCATTGAAATAAAGAGTTCTAAGATAAGAACTGTCAGCACGAAGTGTAAGTGTGATTACATCACCACATTGTGCAGAGAAGTTAGTTACATCAGTAACTTGGTTTGCCGCAGTTGGACATCCTGTTACTTTGTACCATTCAGTTACGTTTGCTCCTGTAGAAGAAATCTTATCAGATCTTTTAGATGCTTGAAGATAAGTGTTTTCTCTACCTTGTGCAACGTAGAAGTAAGGATTTGCAGTAGCAATATTAGCTGCAGTAGCTGCGGCATAATTGCTTTTAAAAATACCTACAATACCTGGGTCAAGGTCTTGAGTTGAGCCAGAGCTAGGGACAGCAGTTTGCCCTACTGGAACCACAAATAATGTGGTTAATGAAAAATCAGCCATTGTTTATTTATTTAAATTAATAGTTTATTCGTTTGTTTGTATTCTGAACTGTGCACTTTGTACTGCAGCAGAGTTTTCAGTATACATTGCTAAATTCTGAACTGTAAGATCTAGAAGTTCATCTTCTAAATATGTTTCTAGTTCACAATCTGTATTAATAGATGGATTACCATCTAACATTATGTATCCTGTTTTATTTATGTAATTAGGATAACGCATGTACATTATGTTTACAGTGACTGGTGTAAATGTTCCATCTGTAAATACACTTATTTCATCAGACGCAAGAATGTTAAATGTTTCTTGATATTCAAATGAAGGTTTGTAATGATCATTATTTAATATAAATTGAAGATCACCATGTTTAGCAAGATCTCTATTTATCCAGATTTTTCTATTCTCACACCTTCCTTTATCTGCTAGTAGATAACTATCTACATAAAACATATATTTTGGTGAAAGCTCATGAACATTAGCAACCCATTGATTTATATTTGAATCTTTTAATGTTAATGTTAAGGGTTGATGACTGTAATCCATTACAAGACTTTGTAAATCTTCGTAACGTTTTTTAAATGAATCTTGCCCTAATCCACTAATAACACTTATACCATCAACCTTTTGTTTTATCAACTTAATCTGAGCCTCATTCAAAGCTAAGATCTTGTCTTCTAATTGAATCTGTTGGTGCTCATTAGTTGATAGTTTATTTAGTCTTTGATCTACTTTATATAATAAACTATCTACTGGGATCATATGCTTTTATATTTTTAAAACTAGCCTCTTAAACAGAAGCTAGTTTTTTAGTTTTTAATTTACCTTCTAATATCAACAACTCATCTTGGTTATCATCATCAGCTAAGAATCTAACTAAGTCATCTTCATCTTTTGCCACTTCATATTCACCTTCATATATCTTACCATTAGGTTTTATTCTATATACTGAATGTGCTGTTGCTTGTTTAACTAAATCTTTAATATGGAGTAAGTCATCTTTCATTGTAGCAAATCTATTAAACACTTCAACTGGATTTAATCCTGAATATTTACCATTCTTAAATTCTGTTTGTTTCAATACGTTATCTACTTGATTGTAAACAACTTCTTCTTTGGTTTCTTCTGTTACTGGAAGTCCTAAAAGTCTTGCAACTTTCTTTTTCTTTTCAGGAGTCATTGAATCAAACATAACAATTGCTTTGTTGATCAATTGTTTTTTCTTGTATATAACTGCATTCTCAATTTCATCATCTACAACATAGAACTGTGTCTCTGCTGGATACTCACCTCTTTCCCAAGCTTGGTGACTTGATGCAATTGTTGGATGTACTCTCAACCATGAAAAGGCTATCTCTTGAAAAGGAACTGATAGATCAAAGAAATTATCACCATCCATTAATTTAACAGATTGTACGTGAGTCTGATCATCTGTAGAAGTTGATAGTCCATAGTTCCAAAATTGTGAACGAGGTCCTAAATCAATATCTCCTAACTCATACTCAAGTTTTTCTTTAAGCTTAGTAACTCTCTCGATTTCTAACTCTTTTTCTAGAGGATCTGAAATTCTTCTGATGTATGAAGCAGTAGGATCTAATCCTGTTCTGTACTTACCATCTAATTCTTTATAAGGATATTTGAATACACCTGTTCCAGGGATTCTTGTCATTCCTTTTTGTGCTAGCCCACTGTCCATTGTCTGCAATTGCGAACTGTTATACTCACGTTTGATCGTAGAGATTTTGCCTGTCTTACCCATATGTAGTTAATTTAATTTATTTGGTTTATTTTAGTTGCGGATTCAGGACTCGAACCTGGCCATTGGGTTATGAGCCCGATATGCTACCTATTACACTAAACCGCCTTGTAGAGTGGTTCCATCGAAGAAACCTGAACCTAGATACTATCTATTTCAAACACTCTATTTGAGAAGCTTCCCCTCTAGGAGGGAGAGGAGGTGAGGGGATTCTTCTCGGAAAAAAGAGACATAAGCTGTTCTATAATGGGAAGCTGTACGTCTACTATTATTATTAGAATTGTGGGATTTCCTCGATCAACACAGTTCTTGACAAATCTTCGATGAATACATCACATCTGTCTTTCATCCAAATTTCATATCCTGGGAATTTGTTAGCTGAACTCATACCTTGAGACTTAGCAAAACCTAAGTGGTGACGAGTACCATCAATATAACCCCAAGTCATAGAAGGAGCACCTTTCATACGTACTTCTCTAATGTTATTCACCATAGAACCATCACCCATTGGAGAAACATCAAACACCATAAATACTGGAGTAGATTTTTTGTTTTGTCCAAACTCTAGGT